TACAACACGCCCAACGAGAGGGCATCGCTGAAAAAACGGCATGGAGTGATTGGAAACGCGTTACCGAATGGAACTCACAAGATTTAGCGAGGGATCGCGAAGATATACTCTCTCGTTTACATAGTATGCGCCAAAGATTGTTTAATGCAGCATTAAAAAAAGGGCAGTTACAGACTGCGCACATGATTTTAGATTCTTTGGGTCGAGCAAACGGAGAGACTCAAGAAGCCGTGAATGTGAATATGCCACCGAGTTTAAATATTCAAATTGAAAGTAAGGAATAAGCATTCAATTTTTACATTCAGTTGACAAAGCCAGCTGAAAATTGCATTCAGTTTTTTACATTCAGTTTATATAGCCTTGATTTTTCATTCAGTTTTTGCTGATTCCACGGGTATAAATGCATTCAGTCTTTGGAACGCAAGCCTTAAAAGCGATTCTGAAGGCAGCAAATCGCTAAAAATTCATTCAGTTTTATTGATTTCTTAATTTACCTAGAGTTTACCTGGTCTTGTCCTGGTTATGTCTAGGCAAAAATAAAAGAGGAGCCGAAGCTCCTCGTGTTTTAAAGGTAATCGTGCCACTTGGTTCCGAAAGAACTCATCATTTCGTGATCTGTAGGCTCGAAGTCGTCATCATCTGCCAATAAGTGTTGAATGTCACCTATTGTAAATTCTGCCTCCCTCGAAAGTTCCCCAGGATCGTGTGACTCGTTCCAGGTCTTGCACATTTCGATAGCTTCCTCTTCAGTATTGGCACGACCGATTACTGTAGCTGGACCGACGCCAGGTTCACGACCTCCAGGCCAGCTGGGGTTTTTCTTCCACCATGTGCGGTGGAAGATTACATAAGGTTTCATAATCTCAAATACTCGTAGTTAACGTTGTCGTAACGTTGATATTTTTGTGGAGTGTCTCCCCATGATGCAAGTAGCATCATAAGGAGAATAATAAAGCCTAGATAAAATTTCATTGTGCGAGATCCTCGAAAGCTTCTTTGGCTCGTTTTTCTGCAATTTTTTCAGCGACTTCTTGAGTCATTTGTGGATGACTTTTTGAAAGTCTTGCTAGTTCGTCTTCGTAAAGATTCTCTAGTAAGGCTGTGTTTCCGTCATGTGACATAGCGATTAGTGTTGATAAAGTTCAAATAATAAAAGCTCGTAAGCTTTGGAATCTAGGTTAGAGATTAGAGGCTCTAGTCTTAATAAAGCCTCTTTGATCTCTTCAAACCTCGTCAAGTGTTGAGAGTTAGAAATTTGCATATTCTTGATTTTGAAGTTGAGCTTCAAGAAGTTGAGCTTCTTGTCTCTCTTCTACGAGTTCGTGAAGTGCGTTTTCAAACTCTTCAGCAAGGAAGGGATCGTTAAGATCCACCCCTTGCTCGTTGGCTTCTTTCCTGACGAACTCAAGCCAGACGGCTTCTTGTTCATCAAGCATCTTGTTTCTCTAGCTTCTTGACAATTAGATCACCTAATGTTTTAAGTGTCTCATCTGAAGCCGTCCACTTTAAGTAATACTCAATAGATTGAATCAATAGAGGCTCAAAACATTTTGAATCTACTTGTGTCTCGATCTTGTCACCGTCTGCAAGTGTGAGAGTGATCCCATAATTTGAGAGGTTAACAGATTGTACGCCTTTAAAGGTGTACTCGACTTGTGGTCTTGCCATAGCGAAAAAGTAATTAAGTTTTCAAGGTTCGGAAAGAAAAAAGTTTTGTTTTTCTCTTCCCTACTCCTATATTATAACAGATCTCTTGTATTATACAAGCAAGTAGGTTACTAGCTAGGGTGTCAAATGTTACTAATTTACTGTATCATATGCTACTAAGGGGAGTGTTGCAAGATATTTTTTATTTTTGCCAGGGCCATAGAACCTACTGATACAGCACGGAATAAGTTGCTGTTATAGTAAAAGTGGTTATTATTTTTGTATGGCAGTAGCAGAACCGTTAAGTTTAAGGTGGGCGCAGGGAGAGGTGTTCAGTAATAAGAGTAGATTTAGGGTATTGGTAGCAGGAAGAAGATTTGGTAAAAGTTATTTAAGTTGTGTTGAGTTGTTGAAAGGAGCTATTGCAAAGCCTGGTGAAACATATTTTTACTGTGCACCTACATATAGGATGGCAAAAGACATTGCATGGAAGACTTTGAAGAAGTTAGTGCCAAAACAATGGATTAAATCTAAGAATGAGACAGATTTAAAGATTGAGTTAGTAAATGAATCAACGATTGAGTTAAAGGGAACAGAGAATGCGATGGCATTAAGAGGAAGAAGTCTTTCGGGCGTAGTCTTGGATGAGGCAGCCTTTATGGATAAGGAAGTATGGTCAGAGGTAATAAGACCTGCATTAGCAGATAAACAGGGGTGGGCGTTATTTATCTCTACACCTGATGGAACAGCTTCTTGGTTTTATGATCTATGGTGTTATGTACCAGAAGATGAAAGTGGAGATTGGACAAGATGGAGTTTTACTACGATAGAGGGGGGTAATGTTCCGAAAGATGAAGTGGAAGCAGCTCGTGGTCAATTAGATGATCGTACATTCCGACAAGAATTTGAAGCGAGTTTTGAAAATTTAACAGGTTTAGTAGCAATAAGTTTTGATGATGAAAATATCACGAGTGAAGCACAAGATTTACACATGTTACCGTTATACATGGGAGTAGATTTTAACGTTGACCCTTTATGTGGAGTATGTGCAGTAAAACATAATGAAAATTTGTATGTTTTTGATGAGATTATCATGCGTGGAGGTGCGACTACATGGGATTTTGCGGAAGAAGTGGTAAATAGATATGGAGTGGACAGAAGAATTATTACATGTCCCGACCCGACAGGAGGAGCACGAAAGACAAGTGGCGTTGGACTAACAGACCACACGATTTTACGAAGAAGTGGCTTTACTGTTTCAAGTCCAAAAGCTCCCTGGAAGATTAGAGATAAAATTACTGCTGTAAATACAGCTTTATTTGATGCAGCAGGTGATCGAAGAACATTTATACACCCAAGATGTAAAGAATTGATAAAATCACTTAGAACTCTTACGTATGCACCAAATACAGGAATGCCAAATAAAAATTTAGGAGTAGATCATGCATTTGATGCTTTTGGTTATCTTTGTCTGCAACAATTTAACTTAGCGAAGCCAGAGACACTAGGCCAAACTTCGTTTAGAATATACTAAGATACCCTTTTTGCTTATGGCCTACGGAATGTCAACAACAAAAAAGAAAAAGAAGAAGAAAAAGGGAGGAAAGAAGAGACATGAATGTACCTGTTAATAAAGCGTTATACTCACGGGTAAAAGCAGAAGCAAAACGTAAATTTAAAGTTTATCCTAGTGCTTATGCTAATGCGTGGCTTGTACGAGAGTACAAGAAACGTGGTGGTACTTATCGCACTGAGGCAAAGAAACGTGGCAAGAAGTAGTGGTGGTTTAACCCGTTGGTTTAAAGAGAATTGGGTTGATGTAAAAACAGGTAAACCTTGTGGTCGTTCTAAAGGTGAGAAACGAGGCTATCCAGCTTGTAGGCCAAGTAAACGTGTATCAAGTAAGACACCTAAGACTACAGGAGAAATGACGGCTAGTGAAAAAGCTAGATTTAAACGTGAAAAAACAGGTAGCAAAAAGATAACATATCAACATAGACGTAAAAAACGCAAAAAAAGGAGTTGAACATGGCTAAATCTCCTGCTATGAGTAGGTGTATGGGTTACATTTCTACTGTAAAAAAAAGCAAAAAGAAAAAACCCACTAAAAAATCTACAAAATCAAAGAAAAAATGACTGAAATCACACCAGAAATGCTCGACATCATCGAAAAGGTCAAAGGCAAGCGAAATCCTGCCCTTTGGGACCCCAGATGTGAACAATATATGCGAAATAACAGTAAAAATACTGTAAAAAAGTCAACAACAAGTTAAACTAATCTTAAGCACTCTTTTTTCTAAGGACAATGGCATTTTTTCGTGGAGAGGAAGGTTCTGTTAAATTTAAGAACTCTTCTGGTACAACTGAAGCGGTAGTTTCTACAACTGGTTG